AAGATGAAAGCTAAGCTGTCCAATTTTACATTCGGCACGGCAGTACTTTATCTTAAAGCAGGTATGGCTGTCCGCAGAGCTGGTTGGAATGGCAAAGGTTTATTTGTTGTCAAGCAAGTGCCAGCCCATATTACAGCCGACATTATTCCTAATATGCAGTCACTTCCCCAGTCTGCCAAGGACATCATTATGGCACGTGCTGAGCCACACATCGCTTACACCAATCAGATGCTTATAGTGCACCCAGACGGACGTGCCGACTCTTGGGTTCCGTCTTCGAGTGATGTATTTGCAGAGGACTGGGAGTTGGTAACTGAGTAATAACAATTTCTCCCCAGCGACAGTGGGGAGAGTAAAAAAGAAGAGAAATATGTTAAAAAGAAGTGAATTTAAAAGAGGAGAATTTCTTGTAACAAGTGATGGAAATATATTTATCCATGATGGCTATAAAAATGGTGATGGATATGGATGTTTGATTGGTCTGGATTCCAATGGCGAATTGCGAAAGCAAAGTGATTGGGGAAACTTTATGCGCTACCCAATAGACCATATAGCATCAGATAAAGAAATAGACCGCCTTATGCGAAAAATAATGTACGCAGAGCATATTACAAATTACTAATTATCATCCTCTAATTTAGACAAAAGACGAGAGTTGTAATATGAATTACAAAACAGAAATAGATACCTATAAATATGTAAGCAAATAATATGAAAGAACAAATTCCATCGCATCTTATTCCTGTCCTCGAAGAATATGAGCGTCAAAACATCTCTAAAATAGAGGAAGCATTCTCCATTAATAAAGATGGCATGTCCCGTGCTGAACGCCGGGCGTGGAAGAGGAAACTAAGTAAGTCAAATTTAAAGTCTTCAGTTAGTAAGTTCAACAAAATAAATAAAGCAAAAGCTATTGATTTAATGAAAGAGGTTAAGGATAGTCTCTTTCTTGTAAAGGGCATGTGTATTGGCACGGACGAGCACCTTATGGCATATATGGATTTGAATATACAAAGATGCGAGCAAGCTATAAAAGAATTGGAGGGTTAATATGACAAAATTTAAAGTTATTAGATATTGGGACACGTATCCCGATGGAGTTGTTGCAATTTGTGACACAGAGGAAGAGGCAGAAAAGATATGTAATAAATATCGTAGAAGCCGCAAGCCTATGTACGATTATTTAATCAGAAAGGAGGGTGAATAATGACCAGAGAAGAGTTGATAAATAATTATGGAGATGAAATATGCGAGTTATGCTGCCGAGAGTATTTTGTTAACAGAGCATTTCCCGAGACGCTTTGTGAAGGTCGTTATTGCGAGGATGTAGAAGATATTTTCGCAGATGAACATAATATAGAATTAGAGGATTGAACTATGGTGACAAATGAAGACCCTTTCAAGGAATTTCCAAAAATAAGCAAGCTGGCAAAGGTGTTAGGCAAGACTGCCATAACATCTGACCCAACTTTGAGACAATGGAAAAGAACCTCGCTTCCATCTGTTCCAATTAAGGAAATTTATGTAGGTAATAGAACCTATGAAGTTAATAACGGATTTACAAAAAAGAAAACTATGACTTTAGATGAAGCAATAGAACACTGCAAACAAAAAGCAGACGAACTAAGTATTTGTAATAAAGATTGTTCTTTGGAACATAAACAATTGGCTATTTGGCTTAGTGAATTGAAAGCTATTAAAGAAAAAATGCGAGAATAAAACAATAACACTATGCAAGCAGAGATATTTTTAAACTATCACAATTTTCAATTAAAGGAGCCGCCATTCGGAAACTACCATTTAAGCATGCGTAAATTCCGTAAAACAAAGAACGAGGCTTATTACAGAAAGCAAGTCGCTAAGCGGCACAAGAAAAACAAGAACAAGAAAACACATCGTAAGAAACATTAATCAAAAATATCATTATGAACAACCAACTAAAACAGTACACAGGTACCAAGACCGTAAAAGCACGCCCCATGACAATGGGCGAAGCCTACGAGCGAAAGCTCTTGAAAGAAGGCAGAAGACCTTCTGAGTGTGAAACAGACAAGGCAGGCTATCTCGTTGAGTATGAAGGCGGCTATCAGTCTTGGAGTCCGGCAGATGTATTCGAGAAGGCTTACAAGCCGTCTGAAACGATCGTCAACAGAATGCTTCTTGAACTCGAAGACCTTGAAAAACGCATGTATAAATGCGATAACTTTCTTTCTTCGGATGAGTTCAGTGCTTTAGACGCACTTTCTCGTGCTTTGTTGACTGTGCAAAGAGGGGTGATGGGGCAATATTACTTTGTCTTGGCAGACAGATTTATAAAGGCAAATAAGATGAAAGCTAAGCTGTCCAATTTTACATTCGGCACGGCAGTACTTTATCTTAAAGCAGGTATGGCTGTCCGCAGAGCTGGATGGAATGACAATGGTTTGTTTGTTATCAAGCAAGTTCCAGCCCATATTAAAGCGGATATTATTCCTAACATGCAGTCACTCCCTCAGTCTGCCAAGAAGATCTTGATGAGTCGTGATAATCCTCACATTGACTACACTAATCAGATGCTTATCATCAATCCTGAAGGACGTGCGGACTCATGGGTGCCGTCTTCGAGTGACGTGTTTGCGGAAGATTGGGAATTGGTAACTGAGTAATTATTCCCCTCCCCAGTGACAGTGGGGAGGCTAAAATCAAGTTATGAATAGAAAGATTTTAAAGCTTTTGAATCAAGCCACGAAAAAATACCAGGCAGCTGAAGCAGCAGAACAGGAACTTGCAAAAGCTGTAACTTACGTGGGTTTCGAACCAGAAGACGAACCGAGAATCACTTATTTCGGCGCTGACGGGTTTATCCTAATCTGGCACGGACATGAAGTTTATGATTGGTTGTCGTTATTAAGTGGTGATAACAGCATTTGTAGAGAACAGTTAAAATTCAATGAGGATTATGGAAATTGTTATATCACAACAAAATAACTAAAGAATATGGAGGAATAATTATGGTATTAGCGATTTGTTTTATGTCGTTCATTTTGGTAGGAATAATTGTAAGCATAGACAATGTAACCAAAGAACTGTCAAAAATTAGAAAATTCTTAGAAGAAAAAGATGAATAGTTATGACAGATAAAGGAACACTAAGAGAAATGCTCCCGATGAAGATTAATAATTGGGAGTCTATAGAGTATAGTGAGGGGCTTAATTGTCCTAATGAGGAATGTGATAATAAAAGCTGTCATAGTGAAGCAAGAAATATTATCGGATGGTGTGACACTCCTTATGGCTATATGATGGTCTGTGAATGCAAGAAGTGCTTCACTAAGTATCGCTTTCATGGCACTATAGATGGCAAGTTTGATTTTGATAACTTTGCTGATAATTTTATGATGCGTGTTGAAATAGAAAAGGGAAAATTATAGTTTAGAATAAAATAGAGAAATATAAAATAGAATAATCATGACAAAGCAAGAAGCAATGGCTTTCGCTATCAGCGTAGGAAAGCCGATAAGACATAACTCATTCTCAAAAGGTGAGTTAGTCCGATATAAAAGAAAGGAGTTAGTTGATGAAGAAGGAACTGTCCTTCCTCAACAAGAGTTTTGGGCAATCCGTTCAGGTGGCTCTTGGGAGAATGGATGGGAAGAATATAAAAATGATTGATTATGATAGAACCTTACGAAGGCTATACGTGCTGGAGACTTAGAGATGGGCAGTCTTGTGACTATTGTCCAGAGTACTCCTATTGTCCTGCAAATAATGATGACAATTAATAAATAAAAATAAACACAACATAAAGACAATGAAAACAAAAGAAAACAACCGCATAGAGGCGCTTGCCTATGTCATCGCCAACCTGAAGGCATAGAACATTGTGTTAGCGCATCGTGTGCATCAGCTCGTGGACGACTACAACGACGTGGCTCGTCAGCTGCGCGGAAAAGAGAAACACGAGCCTAATACAGAAGGTTACACTCTTGGTGAACTGACTGAAGCCTTGGATAAATGCGAGGCGTTGAAAAAGGACAACAAGATGCTGAAGCAGCAATGCGTTCAGCTTCAGACGGAGCGCGACGAAGCCCAGACCCGTGCTGATGATTACAAGCACCAAAAGAATGAACTGTTCAGACATATACAACGTTTTGAGCAGTCGGATTTTATGGAGATAGGAGTAGTCTGTTCCTACCAATCCTTTGCGCCGGAAGATAGTCCGGTAAAGGTTGGCTCTACTAAATGCGTCACTTGCCGACACTTCCTCAAGATGGATAAGAGTTTTTGCGTTCTGTGTGCGTGTCGTTACGACTACATGAACGCCGGGGAGACACAAGGACATAAGAATGCCACAGACTGACACCACACGCACCCTCGTAGTCGGCATGATGCGGTTGGAGAAGAAGCTGCCGCTTCTGTTGGCTCTGGGCACCAAGGTACAGGTGTCTGCCGAGGACATGGTGGAACGTCTAACCGTCAGCGGTTTGCTCACACCGAGTCAGCTCAAGGCGAAGCTCGAAGCACGTAAGACAGCCGGCGAGGACGTTGCACAATAACATTTCATCTATGATACAATATCAGCATTGGGAAGACTCCATTCGCATACTCGTCACCGACGAGATGCACCATGGCAGCATACAGGCGTTTATTCCTTACTGCACCGAAGACAAGCCTTTGGATGGCGAGGCCGACGCTCTCATTTACTCGCTGTGGGTGGACGAAGCGAACCGTGGTCGTGAGGTGGCAAAGCACTTGATGGAGGCTGTAGAGAGGGAGCTGAAGCGTTGCGGCATAGAGACCGTCGCAATATCGTGGGATGGACGCGACTCTCCCAGATGGGTGTTGCACTGGTATAAAAAGTTGGGTTTCGAAGAAAAGGCGTTCGGCTATCAATGCTGCACGCTTCTAAAACGGTTGTAACATATTAAAAGTCGTTGATAGAGCAAACCGATATCGCATAAGATTGGAACAGTAATTTTGTAAATAGTAAAATTATGAGGGACATAGTATACAGAACACAGACAAACATTGACGGACTCCGCTTTAAGGGCGAGCCCAAAGAGACATACATTATATTAAAAGGAACTGTAGCAAGAGTTACCCAAAGGAAGTTGTTTGGCTTTATTCACCTTCCCGACAAATGGGCGTGGGAGATAAGCATGTTCGATATAAGGAGCAAGACTGTATCGGAAAAAGAATGCAAGAACATCTTCTCTTTCGATACATTCAAGCGACTGAGCGAGGAACGTCTTGATATGGAGAGAATGTTAAGAAATAAATGTAAGGATTACAAGAAAATATACTCGCAAAACATCATTCTATAATGATATTTAATTAAAATACAAAAGAGGCATAACGAATAAAATTATGCCTCTTTTTTCTATCGCTTGTCGTACAGAACATAATCAATTACTTTTCTGTTTGCTTCGTCGACTTTTGCTTGGTCTTTTTGAATATATATATCTGTTATCCTATGTGCAGATTTATGTCCTAAACAGTCTGCTATTACATCTGTGGAAATTCCTATTTGATAGGCTATTGTTGCAAAAGAATGTCTCGCCCAATATACACTAATGTTTGGCAAATCTATTTCTTTACAAATTAGTTTTAATGCGCGATTCAATGATTGTTCACGATATAGATAGTTCTTAGTTTCGTCAAACATAGACAATAAATGTTCGTCTCCTTTGTATCTTTTTATTATAGCTAACGCTTCAGGCTCAACTTTTATGCTGTATTGTGTTCCTGTTTTTGCACGTTTATAAAAGATTCTGCCTTCCGAAATCTCTTTAATTTTTGAGAGGTCAACTATGTTAATTCCCATCAAGTAAAAAACTAAGAAAAAAACGTCCCTGTATTCAGCTCGTTTTTTAGTTAATTTCGCATTTAGCAAAGTTCTTAATTGCTCGACGGTTAAAGCTCTTTTTACAGTTTCTTCTGTTTTTATGGAATAGTTTAAAAACGCATCATAATCTGTTTTTCCTCTTTTTTTTGCAAAACTGATAACTGCTCTAATACAACGCAGTTTTGTTGCAATCGTATTGTTTTTGTTGCCTTGATGTTTAAGGTGTTGTACAAAATTGTCTATCCATTCTATATCTATATCCTCCAACAAAAGGTCATCATAGTTACAATAATTTTGAATTGTAATAATTGTAGATTTATATATTTTAATAGTTCCTTGGTTATCTTTTGTCTTAATGAATTTTTCGCATTGGGTTTTAAAGAGGTGTTCATTTATATCGTTGTTATCATCTTGATTTGTCAGTATTGCCAATAATTTTTTGTTAGGTATAAGTCTTAACTTGCCGGTGCTTTGCAATTCTTGAACCTTGTCAGTTATTTCTACAATTCTTTTACTAAGTTTTAAATTAATGGCATTTTTGTTCGTGAGTAGCTTAACTTTCTCGTTTTTTGAATCCCATTCGTTTGCATGTAATTCATAACCTGTTGCTATATATAAAGCACTGTTTTTTCTCGCAATTTTTATTTTAAGAGGAAACTTCCCATTGTTAAGCCTCCGTCTTTTGTCTAATTTTATAGATATTTTTATCATGTTTACTCCTCCTTTTTTGCACGTTATTTGCACGTTTATTGAAATAGTCTGTTATATTTAATGTCTTTTTGTTTTGTATTGCAATTGCAAATATATTGAAAAATCATGGAATTTCCTTTGTTTTTAGGATTTATGCAGATTTATTTATTTATATTTAGTAGTTATTAGTTATTAATTGGCTACGCCCTACTGTTAGCAGCTTGAGATTGTTCTCCGCAGATTTTCACAGATTTTTTCCAGATATGTCTATTTTTGACATATCTTTTCTTTACTTTTGCGGCAGATAATAAAAAGGAACGAATGAGAAATATGGAAAAGCTTGAAGATACATCATGGACAGGAAAAGTTAGAGGAATCCGCAAGATTTCTTCCGAAAAGTTTGGCAGTTAACCGGATTTTTCCCACTTTTGTAGTCGCTATGCGACAGAGCAGGTGAAAGTCCTCGCTTGAAGTCGCTACGATGCAGAAGCAAGACAATCTTGTGGACACGAACAAGCAAATAGTTCTGTAAGTTGAAATCTGGTAAATTGAAACGTAGAAGGAACGCTAATTTGTTTGAGCGAGTCTGCACCATCATATGGTGTGGATTCCTCTTTCATATTTTCTTTTCTACGGGTTTTACCAGAGCCTTACTTACAAGAAAGTGTTGGGAGAAGGAATTCACGCCATTCTTTTTTCGCTTATGAACCATTATGGACTTGTACAGCTCACTACTTTCCTCTACCTTTGCCATTTGACAGGAAATGCTGCCAGTCGGCATGACATGAAAATAAGAACCTATATAAATAAATTACTATGAGTAAGGTATTTCAAGTAAAGCCTAAACGCATCAAACGTATAAACGGCACCGTCCTCACACCGGAAATGGTTGTGACAGTGACAACCCAGCAGCACACCACCAACCCCTTCTACAATGGAGCCAAGGAAGTGCAGGAGGCATACATGCGCCTCTACGCTATTTGGTGTTGGCATATTTATAACCTTTCTTTCTATTTTCATAAATTGTGAAACAATAAATATAGAAGAGGTGAAAAACGAGTGGTGTCTGATAATTATTTTGTAATTAAAAAACTGTACGGCAAATGAAATGTTATTATTGTCATAAAGATTTAGGCTTCTTTTCTGAGCACAAATGTAATAATTGTGGTAAGCTGATGTGCAAAAAATGCAGAGTAAAAGTTAACTATGATGATTATGCATGTGAGTTGTTGACGAAGATAGACCCTTCATTTTCATATCCAGAACCAATCCATATTTCTTATTTTTGTTTTCATATTTATGAATTATGTAAGGAATGTGCTGGAGTATACAAACAAACGGCTTTCTATGTTAATATCCAAATATTTTGACCATTATTTTCATTTTAATCTGTGATTTTATATTCTGTGGTAAAAAGCTGGCGGT